TCATGTGTTCTTCTCCTTAAGTTTGGCTTCTATGTCTCTAACCATTTCAAATATAGTTGAGCGCCCAGCCCCCGTCTGAAAATCTTCCCAGTCCCAGTAGTTTTCAAATTCCTCATCCGTCAGCCCAACCCACTCACGCTCAGGCAACGGATGCCCCGCCAGTCTGTATGCTTCTACCCGCCAGTTCTGTGCGCGTTTCTTGTTGTACTCGCAGTGTGGACAGTCATTACGAACCGCCCATTTAAGCGTGTTTACATCCGTACATATCTGAATCCCACGGGCAGTACATTCCGCATAGAACGCTTGGTCTTTTATGTAGCGTTCTTTTACTTCGTCACTCCATTGCGGGTTCATTTCTTCCCCTCCAACTCAGCAACTCTGTCGGACAAGACACGCACCAACTCAGTCAGCACAGCGATTTCCGCAATAAGTTGCTCTCTTGTTGGTATCTTTATATCTCGCACATAGTCTTGCTTGATGCGAGACTCCATCTCTATGCGGTTGAACTCTTCGTCTTCTGGTGTCATTCCTTACCCCTCCAAATAAGAAACGCACGCTTGATTGCGTACCATAAGCTCTGACGCATAAGTTGCTTCTTTAGCTGTTCGTTCTCCAACAACAACTCGCTGTTGTGCATGGACATCAAATTCCATGCTTTCTGTATGTCTTCTTGTGTCATATGTTCTTCGCCTTAATAGTTGAATCAGCCATCAATACCGCCCATTCATACGATTGGGCATTGGCAACAATCTGCTTAACTTCTTCTGACGTCAGGGATTTAAAGTTTGTTGGTCTAGTAATGCGTGGGTTCATTAGCACCGACATGATTTCATGGTTCTGCCTGACAACCTGTTCGTTAACCGTAAAGATGCGTTGCAACAACTCTGCCACTTGGTCTTGTGTCATGCTTCCCTCGCTTTCATTTCCTTGCTTTTCCTAGCGGCCGATTGTTCTTTAGTTTCTGAAATCCAAAAACCATCTTTGTTTAAACTCATTTTTTTAATTAACATTTCTTCCGGGGTGCGGCAGCGCCTGTTTAAACTTCCGGGTTTTCCAACCCTGTGCATGTCAAACACGTAATTACTGTTGAAGTACTCAGCACATGTTGGACATTGGTTTCTAGACCCACGCAATACCTTCATGTGACCTCCAGTATTTTTGCGTTAAGCAAATCAATCTCCATTAACTCAGCAAACGAACTGCCTGATGGGAACCTCATCTGCGATGCTTTGTTTGCTTTAATTATGTTGATGCTTTCTTGTATCCCCGCATTAAATCCTGATGTATAGGGATTACCCTCGGACATGCGTGCAACAAGTGCTTCACGGATAACTTGGGACATGGTTATCTTCTTTTTCTTGGCAAACTTTTTTAACCTAATTATTTCGTCTGGATCAAGGTACGTCATAAACGGTTTAACTTTAGAAGGGATCATTGGAACTCCATTGCTCATATTCTTTTACTAGGTCATCGAAAGCAATCTGTGCCATGCTGTTGCCATGCAATTCGGTGCGGGAAGCAATCCCACAGCGTTTACACAGAGCCGCTGCCGCATCATTTTCAGAATTGGCTTCGAGGAAATCTTGGAACGTGGGTAGTCGGCAAAGCATTCCAGCCTTGGATACCCTGTTAACGTATGTCGTGGGAGATTCATCATCTTGAATGCGAACCAACGCACAGCCATACCTAGCCCCAACAAAATCCCGTAGTAATTCCTCTGGGATCTCGTCAGGGTGGATAGAGACAGTCAGGACGTAGCCCGTCCTGTCCTGTTTCAACGCAACTTTACGGGCTTCAAACTGTAGCGCCATGATTAGTGCGACGTAAGTTAAGTTGCCACTCAAGGAAGTCGATCACGGCTCTGTAACCGACAGCCTGATGTTCAAGGCTTTTGATCCTTGCCTTTAGCTGTGCGTTCTCTGTAACAAGTACTTCGTTAACAAGATCCATCGGTTTTTCTGCAGGAATAAATTTAAAATCCTTCTTCTTAAATTTCAGAACTTTAGGCTTAACCTTCTTCTCAATGGTTTTCTTTCTGTACGTGCGTAGTGGTTTAGCTTCCTTCTTCATGGCGTGCCTAACCTGATACACATTAGTCAATGTGGCATCGCATGCCTGTGCAACTTCTTTGGCGGTTGCATTGGGGTTAACACTCAAACACGCACGAATACGGCTTGACTTGGTAGCTGTCTTCTCTTTGATTGTTTGCATAGTGGTTCTCCTTAAAATGGAATTTCTTCGTCAGGTAAATCGTTAACAGGTGCGCTCTGTGCCGCATCCTTCGCCTTGGGAACAAAGCGGTCAACATTAATAGAGAGGTAGGTCTTGCCGCTCTTTGCTTGGCGTTTCCAGCCGCCCAGCTTAAAGATGTGCAAGCCATCCTCGACACGCACGTTGGTGAGATCTTTTAGGTTGATAGCAATCTCGCCGAAATAGTCGGGAGACTTCTCGTGCATCTTGCTTGTGGTTGCGTGGAGGTTGCCGGAGTCGGCACGGGGTTTAAACTGTTCCATGATTTAGTCTTTCTTAAAGTTAGCTTTGGCCTCTGTAAAATGTGCAAGCACGTTCGTATAGAGAGTTTTATCGAATGCCTTCAATGTCTCAAGTTGAGGATGGTTGGCTTTCCAATATGATTTCAGTGCGTCTTCATTCTCACAAATGCCAACGAACTGGATCATTGAGTCAGCAAACAATTGCATGTTTGCTGTATCTACTTCAACCTCTGCGGTCGCTGTAGGTGTTTCTATCTTGACGATCTTCTTCTCAGGCTCTTCTGTCTTTACCTCGTCAGGGGGTGTGTCTTCACCCGCATAGATGTATAGACCGAGTCCGTGCATCGCTATAGCCTTGACCAAACAGCGCATGATTGATGTGTTTACATCAAATGCATTGGGCGTAGGGATAGGTTTGTTACGGTAATCAAGCACAGGCAACATACACGTCATTGGCTTATCAAACATGGTGACGGTTACCCATACCATGAATGTCCCGCCTATCGGCATAAGTGGAGTGCCATCAAACATCTCTACCTTGAAATTGGCTTTGGGGTCAGCTTTTAGCGCCTCTGCCCACGCCCACGCCCACGATAGGTAGGTAAGACCATTTTTCTTTTCCGTGTGGTCATTGACGTTTATCTTCAGCAAATCAAGCGGGGACATTGATTTCTCCTTGGTACTGATCGCACCACTGGGCAACTCCGCAGAAGTTTCCTGTGCAACGCTTGGGTTCTCCAAGTCTCGTTTCGACATAGCCTTTCTCCTTTACTGCTAATTCATTGGCTTCTTCTATTGATTTAAACACTCGGATCGCAGTCTTGCGTCCTTCGCGCTTTACAGCGTAGGTGGTCTCTGATTGCCACCTGTCTTGATCGGAGCAAGGCGGTAAGTCCTCTCCAAAATCGGCAGATACCTTGGCGTTACGATGTAACTCCAAACGCTCCCGCACGTAAGCCTCAGTCTTAACTGAGTCCCACATTGGGATATCTACCATGTGTATTGGGCTATTGGGATAGCCTTCTTTTGTTTCATGCCGATTGAAGTCACGCACCAAGGCACAGATCTGAAGACCCACAACCTTCTTGCGCTTGACTACCTCAACCAACCATTTATAGATGTTCAACTGCTGTTGCCACTCTTCCTTCTCTTGCATCACAGCCCATGCTGATGTGAACTTGTAGTCAATGATGACCACACCCCCCTCGGTATCGTGCTGAAGGTCAATAGCGCCACTGATGGTGACCCCATCCACCTCATGGAACAGACGCTCTTCCATCGTCCACCCCTCTGTATCACCCCTCTCCATGACCACGTGCAGTGCAGAGCCAAGCATGCTCCACAGCATGTCTGATACGTCTTGCTCTACCTTTTCATTGAACTGTTCGCGCAACCTTTTAATTTTCGGGGGAGACATTAATTCTGTTACGCTGTACGTAGACTTCCCTTTGCTGTAGTATTCTCTAGTTGCAAGCGTTACCAGTGGGGCTGGAACGTTGTACTTGTTTGTGATGATCAATTTTCTCTCCAAGGTTTAAGTGATGGAACATTATAATAGTGCTATTGTCGATGAATTGCAAGTGCTTTCATTATATATTTTAGGTGAGCCTGCAAGTAAAGCAAATTCCCGTAGGGTGGTGCGGTTTGGCAACATGTCTAGGCTGATCAAGTCACAGAAGGCGCTGAACTACTCTGAGGCGTTCCGTCTGCAATGCCCGCCACTGGCTAAATTAATGACTGGTGATCTAAGGGTAACTATGCGTATCTTTTACGCAACAAGGCGACCCGACTTGGATGAGAGTTTGATCCTAGACCTGATGCAAGGGTTGGTATATGAGAACGACCGTCAGGTGAAAGAACGCCATACATACTGGGGGCTAGACGCAGAGAACCCTAGGTCAGAGATCATCATCGAGCAGATGCCTGAAGTGGTAGCCAAAAAAAAGCCCCGAACTAAGCGGGGCTGAAGGAGAGAGACAACTGCGCTCCTGCAAGCCCAGTGTCTGTAGTTTAAACCATTCCGCTGCCAGCAGCAAGCTCATGCCGTGAGCTAACCGTTTAAACTCATAAATGCTGATCCCGGAACCAGCAGCGGCCTGAATACTAGCGTTTAAACGCATATACCGCAAACCCCCACCTTTGAGTTCCGAAAACATAACCATAAGTCCTCGGTAGTGTTGCTAAATAAAAATTTCTAGGGTGTTGACAAACTAATAAATAGTGTGTGTATAATCCAAACCGTTGCCGTAGCAAGCGACAGTATTTAGAACCGTTACACATGCCTTCGCCCTTGGTTTATTCTCTAGGGTTGCTACCGAGGGCAGTTGTAACGGTTTTTTTATTGCCCATACGCATCCGTACTCCAAACGTTATTAAGAGTTCAGCCTGACTGCGTGGAATAAAAGGGCTACACGGTATGCATACGCTAGGGGGCAGTTCCCGAATAATCCGTGCGACTGGTCGAATCATCAAGTCGAGGGGCTTAACGAAAGTTAGCATGATGATGCCGTAGGCGGTGAAACACCTTCTCCTTCCGTCTCCACGTCCGTGGGGTAGGGGGGTCTTTGGGTGAAATTTAGTAAAAAGCCCCGCAAAGGGGCGTTAACAAAGGAGAGAGAGATGGAAAACAAAGAGTATATAAAGCAGTTGAAAGAGTTATGGGCAGATGAAAGCCCATGCGAGGATGATTCGCCGCCGTGCGATGCGTCAGAGTTTGATCTGTTACCACCGCCTGTTTCGGTAACAATTGACAAACTTAGATCCGATTGGGAAACCATTTGCCTTTTCATGGAGTCTGGCGGGGAGTTATACGAGAGGTACTACCAAAAACTAGATCGATCCTTCTTTGTTGCTATTCGCAAAGAGAAAAAGATTCAAGGGTATGGTGAGACACCGCACGAGGCTATCCTCATGTGGGCGCATGAAAGTAGGCATTGATGCTTATTAATATGACCCCATCGGAGTCTGCTATAGCGCAAGTATTGGCGGTGATGCGTAACACAACGGCACGTCAAAACGGCGTGACCGACAAGCAAATGGGCAAGCAAGACCCCATAGAGATAGACAGGGACGGCATCCTTGCCGAGATGGCTTTTGGCAAAGCCTTCAACCTGTATCCTGATTTGTCCGTATATCCAAGAAAGGGCGGGGCTGATCTAATAGGTAAGACTGGCAAGAAGATAGATGTCAAGGCTACCCGTTACAAAACAGGCAGACTAGTCATCCATATCGACAAGCCCGTCGATGAGGTAGACATCTACGCACTAGCCATTGTCGATGGCGATAATGTGGACTTAATCGGATACGCCAAGTCCATTGACGCAATCAAGCAAGACAACATCAAAGACCTTGGACACGGTAAAGGTTACGTGATTGAACAAAACGCACTAATCAAATTTAAGGATGCCCCATGACCAGAGATTACAAACAAGAATACAAGACCCAAGTAAAGAGAGATGAGTTACCAAACCGAATGGAACGCCAACGGGCTAGAAGAAAGCTCGACGCAGACGGTGTAAACAGAAAAGGCAAAGACGTGGCGCACGTCAAAGCATTGAGCAAGGGAGGCTCTAATGCTACTGGCATCAAATTGCAAGCCCCATCGAAGAACCGCAGTTTCAAGCGCAATTCTGATGGGAGCATGAAATGACCCGACACGAAATAGCAGAAGAATACGGGGAAGAACTCATGTTCATTGACCCCGAAAGATTAGATAAGTGCATCATTGGGGTAGCGACCCGCTGTGGCATGCCACCCGTCACGGTTTATGACAGGGATCAATTAATCCTCGCCTTCATGGAAGATGGCATGACCGAAGAGGAAGCATCCGAATACATCTCTTTCAACATCGAAGGCGCTTACGTAGGCGAAGCAACCCCGCTGGTAATGGAGAGGGTTTAAACATGAATCTGGATCATGTAACCTTTGACGAACACGCCCGCATAGCCTGTCCCGAATGCTCGGACGATAGGAAGAAATCCAACTCCAAAGACATGACCCTGACCCGTAAACCAAACGGGGCAATCATGTACCACTGCCATCACTGCCTAACCAGTGGGCTTTTAAAACCTAACAACGCACAACACAGGGAGAGTAAATTGTCCGCAGTACCAAACATCGCCATAGTGAACAACGCACTACAAGACCATCACTATGCGTGGCTGTCTAAACGGGGTATTTCCCAAAAGACAGCAGACAAAATGAAACTTTTCGCTGCCGATAAATTTTTTGGCAAGTTGGGCAAGACATCCGACGCAATCGGATTCCCATATTACAGAGGCGGTGCGTTGGTTGCGGCTAAGTACAGATCATTTCCTGAGAAAGACTTTACACAAGACCAAGGCGGGGCGCACGACTTCTTTGGCATTGATCTCGTAGAGAAGGGTAAACCCCTAGTCATTGTTGAGGGTGAGATAGATGCGCTGACGGTAATGGAATGCGGTATAGAGAATGTTGTATCAGTCCCAAGCGGCGCACCAATCAAAGTGGCAGATGGCAAGGTGCTACCCAGCGAGGATAAGAAGTTTGCCTATGTATGGAATGCGCGGGAGATCATTGAAGCCGCACCCTACATCGTACTAGCCACGGATCAAGACACTGCGGGACAGGCACTGGCAGAAGAACTCGCCAGAAGAATCGGCAAAGACAAATGTCGCATAGCCAAGTTCGGTAAAAAGGATTTAAACGAAGTCTTCCTCGATGACCCAGCACGGCATACGGCAGTTAAGGACATCATCGAAGGCGCAACCCCGTACCCAATCGCAGGTCTCTCGGATGCGGGCATCTACTTTGACCGTTTAAACGATCTATACCAGAAAGGTACGGGAAAAGGTTTCTCAACGGGTTACTCCTCGGTTGATAGCGTTTACACCGTAGCACCTAGCCAACTGACCGTCGTCACTGGGTATCCCTCATCGGGTAAGTCCAACTTCATTGATCAGGTCATGGTCAATTTGGCGAGGGGAGCAGATTGGAAGTTTGCAGTGTGTTCGTTCGAGAATCAGCCTGAGATCCACATCTCCCGCCTGATGGAGATTTACACCAAGAAACGTTTCTTCGACGGCAAGGATCGCATGACTGAAGCAGAGAAAGAGCATGCGTTTAAATGGGTGCAAGAACACTTCCTGTTCATCGACACCAACGGAGAAGAACCCTCAACACTGGAGTCCATCTTGGATCGTGCGAGGGTGGCGGTTAAACGTATGGGTGTGCGGGGTATGGTCATCGATCCCTACAACTACATAGAGTTAGACAAGTCCAACTCGACGGAGACTGAGGCGATCAGTTCCATGTTGACCAAGGTACAGAAGTTCGTTAAAGCCCATGACGTGCATTGTTGGTTCATCGCTCACCCATCTAAGATCAATCGCTCAGGGGTGGAGCAACCTCGACCCGACGGAATGTCAATCAGCGGATCAATGGCATGGTGGGCTAAGACCGACTGTGGCATCACCGTCCATCGTGCGGAACAGTGCGTTGAAATCGCAGTGTGGAAGTGCCGATACCGTTGGGTGGGTACGCAAGGTGAAACGACCCTTCTCTATAACAAGACAGCGGGTACGTATTCAGAGAACCTAGATCAGTTCTAAAGGGATGGGGGGTTGGGTGATTCCTAACATGCCCCCCGTCATGCACTCTAAGGTCTCCTTGGTGAATGAGTCCAAGGAATGTAGAAGTCAGTCACATCACCCACGCTAGACTTCCACAAATCTTCCTGCTTTCCAAAAATTTTCCTGCAGCAGGATATTTATGCGTTTAAACAGGTTGTGCAGCCAGCAGCAGACCTGAAAACTAGTTTAAACACTAAGCCTTGCCCTGAAAACGGCACGCGGAAGAGAAGCAAAACGACCGCACAGACGAGGCACTCGATCCTTGGTCATCTTGTAAACATTCCATACGCCGTCATAGGCAATGTACTTTTCACCCACGACAATAAACCGCTCGTCATTTTGGAGGTTGACGATCTCATCATATTTGTAAGCGGTTTGTAGGAACACGGGGTTGCGGTTGGTTATGGTTTTAATCTTCGCCATCATTGGATTCATCATCCTCAGTTAGCCTGACACCCATCGCCTTTAGCATATCTTCGGGCATGTATTCAAAGATTAACTCTACCAAGTAGGCGGTCTCTGATTCAAATAGGTAATCACAAATCGCCTCTCGTTCACGGTCAGTAAGATTTGTCATAGTTCCTCCGCTTTGTCAATTACAAAATCACCGTGGTCACCCATCACTGGATCGCCATCGGTGTAATAGAAAATGCCTTCGTCCTTCGCATCTTCGAGACCGTCCCATTCGCCATCCGACACAATCATGTTGCTGAATCGCTCTTTTGTGTCATTCCAATATCCATCGCAATTAAATAATTTCATTTGTCGCTCCAGTCCGCCAGCACAGCCAGCAATCCGTTTAAACGATCAGTAAAGTCTTCGTCGTCGATCATATCGGGTGCGTTCTCCTGTGCCAACCTGATCGCACTACGCAACGCTGATATCAAATCATCATCGACAATGCTCTCAAAATGCGTGCGTGTGTTCTCAATCACGTCTGCTACTTGGTCTAGGGTG